ACTGCTTTGCCAGTTCCATCCTCGGCTACCACCTCCGGCGACGCTGGAGTACGGCAGTACGTAGGCCTTCTCAACGAAGAACTCGAAGAAATCAACACTGGCTATGAGTGGACTTGTCTCCTCAACCAGGTCTCATTCCAAACCGTCGCAACGAGCGACCAGGGCGACATCGATACAATCTGCGGTTTTCCAGTATCTTACATCCTCAATGACATCATGTGGAATGAGGATACTCGTCTGCCGATTTTTGGCCCTGTCAATCCGTCGCGGTGGGAGCAATATAAGGCCCTTCCCATAACTGGCACCCTGCTTCAGTATCGCATTGAGCAGAACAGGTTGCTTTTCTACCCACTCACCGTGCCCGTTGGTAACACAATTATCTTCGAGGCAGCGCAGCGCTATGCAGTTGTTGATAATTCGGGGTCGAGCCCGGTCTATAAGCAGTTCTTCACTGCGGATACAGACTATTGTGCTTTTCCCGATGCACATCTGATTGCAGCGCTTCGGTGGAGGTATAAACGTGAGAAGGGCCTTTCTTATGCAGAGGACAAACTTCGCTACGACGGAATCGTGGACAGGCTGAAGCTTCGCGATGGCACAGGTCGAATCCTCAACATGAACGGAGACGAAGAGAACTTCGGTCCGGGTATTCTTGTGCCTTCTGGTTCCTGGAACGTCCACGGCGGCGGTTTGCCTGGCGCAGGTCCGTAACCCGCCATGCGCGCGCTCGAAGAAACTACGCAAAGAGGTCTTCGATTTGCGCAGACTTATACGATCCCAGCTCCAGTCAAGGGCTGGAATACGATCGATCCAGTTGCCAACATGGACCCACTCTACGCAGTGGCTCTTGACAATTGGATACCTCAACCTGGGTATTTGGAACTTCGCGGTGGCTCGCAAAGCTGGGTCAGCACACTAGCCGCTCCTGGCAAGTCATTTATCGCTTTCGGCGCCGGAAGTGGAAGAAAGCTGTTTGTAGCGGCTGGGTCTGGTCTCTACGACGTTTCGGATAGTGGTATAAGCCCGGTCTTAGTCTATTCGATTTCCAGCCCTGATAACTGGCTTTGGAACGGGTTTTCTACTTCCGCTGGCGAATGGACAATCGCGGCCAATGGCGCAGACCCAACGCTTAAATTCGACGGTTCTTCTTGGACTCCTGCTGCTATAACAGGGGTTAATCCTTCCCAGCTGTTCTCCCCTGCTGCCTACCAAGGTCGTCTGTGGTTTGGGCAAGTTGGGAATTTGCTAGCTTGGTACCTTGCTCCAGCAGCGATCCAAGGCGCTGCCGTAGAGTTTGATTTAGGACAGGCAGCAAAACTCGGAGGAAGTCTCGCTGCCGTAGGAAGTTGGTCGATCGACGCGGGAGATGGCCCTCGGGAATACCTAGCCTTTATCACGACAGAAGGCGAAGCGATTATTTACCAAGGAACTGATCCTTCCTCTATCACTACTTTCTCTCTCGTGGGCGTTTACCGGATTCCGAAGCCTATAGGCATGAAGTGCCTAATTCGCTACGCCGGCGACATGCTTGTTCTTACCCAGCAGGGAGTTTACCCGCTGAGTAAGGCTTTGCTCAGCGCCACACTCGACCGCTCTTCGGCTATAACCTACACAATTTCTTCCATTTTCGCAAGCGCTTACGCAGCACAGCCCTTGTCAACAGATTGGGCAATGGCACTTTTCACCGAGAAGAACCTCCTCCTCGTGAATATTCCCGCTGGCGCACCGGATGGGACAAATTGTCAGTATGTGATGAATACGCTGACAGGCGCTTGGTGCCGTTTTATCGGGATCAACGCTAATGCGATCATAGACTACGATGGGATGCTTATATACTCCCAGACTGGTCTTACAAATTCTTTTATAGGCCAGATGCTCATCGGAACCGGGGACTTTGGCAACGATATTCAAACAACGATCCTCACCGCTTACAACTACCTCGAACAGCCAATTGCCCAAAAGGACATTAAACTAGTCCGTCCGACTCTCAAAGTCACAGACGAAATAACCCTTTATATGGGAATTTCTGTCGATTTTCAGGATTTGCAAGACTCGGACTACGGGCCGATAGATTTTCCAGTAATCACCGACCCTATGGCTGGGTATTGGGACGACACCGACTGGGATGATTCAACCTGGGTACAGGACTTTTTCAGCCCATTGCAGTGGTGCACTCCTCCGCACAAAGTCGGATTTGCAATTGCTGTTGGGGTTCAGAGCCTCACGTCAACCTCCACAATCCAGCTTGCCTCTTTTGACATCGCTTTTGAACTTGGCCAGGGAATTCTTTGACATGAAACAGCTTATCGTAAATGCCAACGATATCGTAGGACCCTGGGTCGCAAGGATGTCTGGCGGTGGAAATGTCTTTGTTCGTGGGCAGACAATCGGCCTCGCAGAAAATGGCGAACTCATCGCCGGCGTGGTCTATGAAGATTTCAACGGGCGGAGTGTGACAGCTCACATCGCCGCAAAACCCGGTCGTCGCTGGATGACGAAAGAGTTTTTAGCTGTGATTTTCGACTACCCCTTTAACCAACTCAAAGTTGAGAAGTTAATCGGGGTCGTGCCTTCTGGGAATTTGGAAGCTCGCCGCTTGGACGAGCATTTTGGGTTTACCATCGAAGCAAGACTCAAAGATTGCCATCCTACCGGCGATCTTCTTATCTACACGATGCGGCGCGATCAGTGCCGTTGGCTCGGTCTTTGGGAGAAATTAAATGTCGCTCGACATGATGCAGCTGCTTAAAGCAAAGTTGGCGCAACAGCAGGGCCAAGCTCAGAACACTTCCCCGCAGCAGCAATTGGGCACGCCTGCCTCTGGGATGCCAGCAACACCACCCGTAACTCCTGGCCTACCCGCAGGCGTTGGCCAACCGCAATCAGCAATGCCTGCTCCCTTGACTTCGGGAGCAAATCCTGCTATGGTTGGCGGACAAAATTTGACAGACCCGAACACTCGGAAAGCCATGCTTATTCGCCAGATCGCGACTAATTTGGCTACAAATCGGAGTCAAAATCCCGCTGCGGCCCAGGCCGCTATGCTGCCGAATCGCTAAAGTTGGAGCTTCAAAATGAGCCTTAGCAAGCCCTCAACGCCAGCGACGCCTGATTATACAGCGGCTGCACAACAGCAGGGCCAAGATGCTCTGACGAATACTTACATTTCGTCTCAGCTTAGCAATCCGAACGTATCAACCCCTTACGGCACCGTTACTCGAACCAACCCTACACTGCAGGATTTGCAGACTGGGCAGGCCGGGAACGGGACTGAAAGTGTCACTCTGAGCCCTGCTCAGCAGGCTTTGCTCAATTCACAGCAAACCACGCAGCAAGGGGTTGCCTCGGCCGGAAATAATCTTCTCGGTTCACTGTCTAACCTTACCGGACAAGTAAGCACCGCCGGTTTGCCGAGTGTTTCGCAGGGTGCAGATCAGATCAATTCAAACGTGGTTAATGCGCTCTACAACCAGCAAACCCAGTACCTCGATCCCCAGTTTTCTCAGGGGGCGACAGCTTTAAGTGCGCAACTAGCAGCGCAGGGCCTCGACCCTAACGACGAGGCCTATAAAAATGCTATGACCAACTTCAACAACACGAAGCAGCAAGCATACTCCAACGCAATGGACAATGCTACTTCGCAAGGGACGCAGGCCGGGCTTGCCGCGACGCAGGAAAATCTGGCCAATCGTCAGGAAGGTTTCAACGAAAACCAGGTCAATCAGTTCACTCCGCTGAACGAGATTCAGCAGATTTTGGGGCTGAGTTCGCCGAATGTGCCAAGTGCGACTTCGACAAGTCCTGCCGCAACAGCTGCAGCACCTGACCTGCTCAGCGCATTGAGTTCGACTTACGCTTCCCAGCTTGGAAACTACAACGCAAATACAGCAGCGACAAACAACACCATTGGCACGCTTGGCAACCTTGGTGTTCTTGCCTACCTCGCAGCTTAAAGGATTTTTATGGCCAGTTCTACTGCACCAGATTTCACGAATCCGTTAGCGCCGCAGTTCGAACAGCTGCAGCGTAGAAAAGCTATTGCCGATGCGATTATGAGTCAGGCACTGGCTCCTTCGCAATCGAACGGGGAGGTGGTTTCTGGCCACTATGTTGGCAACGCTGCAGGAAACTCCCTCAACAAGATCGTAGGCCTGCTTGCAGCTAGAAAATTAGACAACCAGAACAGCCAGCAGCAATCAAACCTTTACGGCCAATACCAGGGCAATGTAGGGGCAGAGCAGCAAAGGATTGCCGAGCAATACAAAACTGATCCTATTGGGGCAGTGGCTGCTGCGCAAGCTTCGCCATTCCCGCAAATTGCGGCTTGGGGCAAAGCGCTAGGCGAGAAAACTGCAGGTCAAAAGGATTTCCTCGATGCGAAAGGGGTTACAGCGAACTCTCGCGTAGCAGCCGCCCAGGGCGGCGGAGTAAGTGCGCTCAAGCCACAAGAAGATTTGACTCCTGTCAATGGACAGCTCGTCACCCGCGATCCAAGCACAGGGGCTCCAGTAGTCGTTGGTGACCTTCGAGACAAGTTTGGACCTGTTGGCGCACTGTCGAAAGACTCCCAGGGCAATGCTGTCATTGGACAAGTTTCCGATACTGGCAAGGCCGAGTTCGCTCACCCGAATACGTTTGTTAACGTGGCTCAGATGCCGCCTAACGTGGCCGCGGCGGAGAAGATTAAATCCTTCTACGGCCCCGAAGGTATGCTTACAAAGAGCAAAGAAGCCGCGCTTTCCAAGCAGCAAGCCTTGCTTGGCCTAGACCAGGCTCAACAAGCGCTGGATTCTGGAATCCTTTCCGGGCCTTCGAGCCAAGCTCAGCAGGCCTATTCTCGGATCATGGGCATGCTCGGCCATCAGCCAAACGCTGAAGAGCTGGCCAATACGCAGCAGTTTAAGCAGAATATGATTCGGGCTGTCGGACAGCTGGGACACGAACTTGCAGGTTCTCGCGTGCCGGTTTATGACGAGCAGCTGGCTCAGCGAGCATCAGGCGCTGATCCGACACTCACAGTTCCAGAACTCCAACGCGCGATTAAGATCGCAAAGTTGGGAGTTGTCAATTCTCTTCAGCAACACAATGCACTTGTTGATCAGGTTGCCCAAGACCCGGAACTTACGAAAGATTCCGATCCTTTCCGTGTTCAAATCCCGGATACTAACCTCGGTGATTTCACACGTGGGAAGGACGGGTTTTATCGACTGAAGGATGTTGGGCAAGTTCCAGCTGGCTCCACAAACCAGCAACCGCCTACGGTGCCAAAGTTTTTGCAGGGCAAACTCCCACCCGGTGCGAAGTATCTCGGTACTTCCCCTCCGCAAGGTTTTGACCCCGCGAATCCGCAAGGCCCTTTTCCCGGCGTTGGCAATCCTAATATCGTGCCGGCGGGGCAGTAATCATGCCTCACTACTTTTCCACAACTGGCCCGGACGGGCAAGAGCATTACTTCGAAGTTCCCGATCCGACGAAAGACGCGGATTTGCCCGGCGCTGGCGGTCCTTCGCCTGATACAAGTGTAGTGCATAAGATTGAAGTCGCACTTTCGTCCCTCCCAAAAGGGTTTTTAGAGAGTGTTAATGCTATTGGTTCGAATGTTAGCCCTTTAAGTATCAACAACCTTGCCCGACTCAACCCCAAAATCAAGCCTGCCGTTGGAGCAGTTGAGAAAGGGCAGCAGCAATCGATTGAAGGACTAGGCCCAAATCCAACCCCCGGAAATCAGGTCGAAAAATACCTCTCCGAGATCGGGAAAGGGATTGGCTCTATCCCCTCTGGCGGACCGATAGGACCGGAAATGTCGGTTGTCAGGGCTGTTGCAAATGCTGGCCTTGCTGGGGCGGGGGGACAGGCCGCTGCGGATTATCTCAAAACCGATAACCCTGTTGTTAGGGTTGCGGGCGCGCTCGCTGGTGGTGGGCTGTCCGGCGCCGAGCAGTTTTTGCTCCACCCTCAGAACGATGCGAAAATGGTCAAAGCTGCTCTTGCGACAACTCCGAATAAAGAATACGAGCTTGGCGAAAAAGGATGGACTGGTTCTATTCCATCTTCGGCCCAGCAACAGCTTGACCGCGCTCAAAAAGTCGGAATTCCTATCACAACCGCTCAGGCTATGGATAACTCGCCTGGGATGATGACGCTGCAGAATAATGTTGCGGCCTCCGGACAAGCCCCAAAAACCGCTGCGTTGCTCGATCGTCAGCCAGCTGTCGCCTATTCGAAGGTCGATGCAGCGACGAAGAAACTTCCAGGGACTACAGCATCCCCGCTCGAAACTGCCAACGCCACACAAAAGGCCGCGACAGAGGCTATCGCGCAAGCTCGTGAACAGGCTGGCGCAGCCTATCGCAATGTCCTCAAAGGCAACGATCCGCAATTAGACTCAGATCAACTCAAGCCTATGGTTGACTATCTGAATAAGATAATCACTTCCAATCGTAACGACAACGAAAGGAATATGGCGATCGATATTCTGAGCAAGATTAAGAATCCGAACTTCAAAAGCGTCGAACAGGCTCAGAAGGAAGGTGGGGTTGCTGGTTTGCTCGGGCCGGATGGCAAGCCCATGCTTAGCAGCGAGCAGGTCAAGGCCACCTCTCAACCAGAGTATATTACTTCAGGCCTGAACCTCAAGCAATCCATCGACGATGCTTTGGACAGCTTCGGCCAGAGGATGCTTAACACCCAATCTTCCTCTGCCAATGACCTCCGGTCGGCGCAGGGGATAAGAGAGCAGCTTAACAACATCTTCGAAAAGCATGCGCCTGAATTGGTGAATGCTAACCGCGCGTATGAGAATGTAATCACTTCGAAAGTAAACCCCATGCGAGAGGGCGATCTTGGTGTTATTGCGGGCCGTACGGGCGCACGGGATGGCATACCGGCCACGCAACGGTTGTATTCCATCCTAAACCGGGGTACGGACACAAACGCGCCACAATCGGCCATTATGACGGTCGGCACGGCCATGAATAAAACCGATCCACAAGCCTTCGCCTCGGCCGTAAAGTCTAACCTTCGCGATCGTCTAGCCAACGCTGAGCGGCTCAATGCTGGCGCTATCGATTCCGATTTTGCCAAGAACTTTTACTCCGATATTTATGGCTCCTCGGCAAAAAAGAAAGGAATGAAAGAGCAGTTGGTACTGCTCGCTCAAGGTCAGGGTTTGCCAGAGAATTCGATTTACCCCGGATTCGATAACATTATGGAAACGCTTGGGAGAGCTGGAAAGAACTCAAGTGGTGTTTCCGGGGTGACTAGTCAGAGCCTTTCCTCGCAAGCAGGCTCAAATACGATTGGTAACATACTCCGCCTTTTTGGAAGGTCTGCCATAGGAAAAGAGGCGAATAACGTCTTTTCTGCAAGGGCGTATGCTAGCCTTGACCGTATGCTTACACACCCGGACGGTGTGCAACTGCTCAAAGACCTTGCAAATAAAGACTTGACTTCTCGATACTCGCAAAACCTTATCACATCGTATCTTGCTTCCCAGCCAGGGCAGCAGGAAACTCAACAGAACGCTGGAGAGTAAAAATGCCTTTTAATGGTTCAGGAGTTTTTGTTTCTCTCCCGCCTCCGACGTATCCGCCAGTTGCGCATACGAAGATTTCTTCGAGCTATTTCATAGCGAATCTTAACGATATTTTTGGGGGGCTTTCGAACTGCCTTACGAGGAACGGTCAGTCGGCTGCCCTTGCGAATCTTCCCATGGGAGGGTTCAAACTTACGAATCTCGGAGATGGCTCTTCGAGTGCCGACTCTGCAGCTTATCACCAAATTGGCGATGCGGTGGCTGTTGAGACCACTCGTGCCGAGGCGGCAGAGGCTACACTGCAAACTAACATAAACACGCAGGTGGCGGCAGAAACCACCCGTGCTGAGGGGGCAGAGACAACCCTTCAGACCAATATCACCAATGAGGCAACGACGAGGGCCGGAGCGGACACTACGCTTCAGAACAATATCAACGCCGAGGCAACGACTAGAGCCGCGGCAGACACCACGCTTCAAACTAACATCAATGCCAAGGTTAGTACTACCGATTTCACGGGAGCGAATCAGAGCCTCGGCGCAAGCGGATTCCAAAAATTCCCTGGTGGATTGCTACTGCAATGGGGAGTTGTGGGTGGTCTGACTGGGGCCTCCATCTTAACTATTAACTTTCCAAGAGCTTTTTCTGGAACACCTTACGCAGTTATCCCAGTCGATTTCACCTCCGGTGGAGCCCCCGCTGTCGCTCCTGGTCCTTACTACATACTGTCTTTGGCAGCCTCGAATTTTGAGATAGAAACTGGTGGTGCGTCTTCCCCAGACCAGATCATGTACGTCGCAATCGGACCAGCCTAAAAATGCCAAACTCTCACCACCAAAGCCCCACAGCCAAATCCATAGCGGAAGAGGCTTTGCGAAAGATCGACATACATCTTGAGGTGTGCGAAACTCAAAACTCGCACATACTCAGAAGGTTGGCAAAGCTCGAAGCTATGCTTTGGGCTATTGTCCTGGCTGTGATAGGCTCAGTTTGCTCTGTTCTCTGGGACCTGCTCAAGTCTGGGCTCCACATTGGCTGAGGCAGACTCAGCCTTTTGCAGTGCCATATACTCGGCCGAGATGATATACATTACATTGCCGAACTGCTTGACTTCCATGTAGCCAGCTCTTACGCAGCCGTTGAGCACGTCCTCGAATTCCCGGAGTGAGGGTAGTTGAGCGTGGACGTGACGAAAAGCCTCCATATACCCAACTTTGCCTTTCGTTCGGAGAAAGGCTATAAGACGGTCGGCTGTCACGGAAACATCCGACTGGCCAATCTTAGCAAAAACTTTTGCCATGTCGGGTTCGAGGTCTGTCACCATTTCGGAAGCTACTTGCAGGTCCTCTTTCGAGATAACCATCCCACCGTTCCGGCTTACGGATAGGATCATCGCGAGTTTGTGGATGTGGGTTTGCTTGCGCGCGAGGTAGCCTCCAAACCTCGCGTCGTCAAGAGTGGGGTGAGGGGTTTCGAAATGGCTCTTATACCACGCAACGCCGAACGCTCTTGCTTCGTCAGTAAGCTTGAACGGGCCATCGATTTCGAGCGCCATCCTCTCCAAGTCCTGGATTAGCTTTTTCTGGGTTAAAAAGAACTCCGGCGGAAGATTCTCGTCCACATACGGGACATACTTCTCCTTCTTGTCGGCGTAGACGAAGATGCACCTGCTCGTGAAACCACCCCCGATCATATACTCCGGAAAGTTGCCAGCGATCCACGAAGGTGTAGTGCAAGCTATCATGTTGATCCAAGGATTCTGGATCGAGTCGGAGCCAGAATGTTTCGTTTTCTTCTCGAATGCGCCCTGCTTGCCATCCCAAAGGGATACAAAGAGGTCCACCATTTCGCGGTCTTGGGGATTCAATAAGTTCCCAAATTCCGAGGCTTCTAAATTCAGAGCGGACATAACCAAATGTTCCCCCTCGTGCACAAAAGTCTCCGAATTCTCGGCGAAGGCGGTGACGAGTGCTGGCCATGTTACTACATCTGGGCCGAACTTGATGCCAGGTACTGCGCGTAATAATTTGCTCGCGATCCCAGCGGTAGTAGATTTGGCTACTATGCCAGGAGGCGCTACTAGTACGATATAAAAGTTCGGATACCAACGAAAGTGGCCCATGTCTATCCATACTTTTCTCCTTAAGGCTCCGGCTATCGCGGAGACCCCCACCCAAAAGTACATGCGTTTTGGCGCTTCCCCAATAGAAGCGTATGCTACAAATTCTGACAACCAGTCGGGGTAATGACGTGGCGGCTCTCCTTGGCTCATCCGCATTCACCCCAGGACTTGCGAGAGGTTTTGATACCCACGGGGATGATTAAAGGGTCGGAATAAGGCACGGGAACAGAGCACTGTTTCACGATCTCTTCCTTGTAATTCACCGCCGAAGCAATAGGAAATTGCCCTGCGAGTGAGTCGTGGACTTGGAGTAGGACTTGGACGGCTGGGAGGTTGCGGTCAATATTGACATACCCATGGTTGATGAGTATACCAACAGTACTTTGCGGTATCCAGGCAACACATTCGCGGTAGGTTGATTGCTCAACTCGATCCAGTATATTGAGTCTATATCCCCAAGCATTGGATATATTCCGTCGAGTATTGACTTGATTGATAATATGGTCTTGCCATGCTTTAATTTCAGGGCACCGATTAAAGTACCATTTCTGAATACGCGTAACCTCGTGAACGAGCAGGCCTACCCTGGGTGCCACCCCAGAAGCCTCTCCCAAGTAGTTGGTCCCATGGCAAAGAGACTTGAAACTCGGGTAACTTTTATGGTGCTTTGTGATTGCTGGGTCATGGTAATACTCCTTTGCGAGTTCGACATAGGGCTTGAGACCGGCGCGAAAACAGTCTTTGAGCCACTTGCAATCGGACTCCCAGGCGACTATGCGAAGGTCGGCGGAGTCGAGGTCGATGTCGAAAAATTCGTAGCCTGGGTCAGGCACGAACATAGAGCGGATGTTGGGGAAAGAGAAGTTTTTCATGAAAGGATTACTCGTCGCCCTTCGGGATGTTTTGAAGGTTTGTGCCTACGCCAAAGGCGGACTCGGAAGAAGAGAATCTGTAAGTGACAGTCCCACCGATGTTGTAAGCACACCGCATCCGCTTGTCGAAGTCTAGTGGGGCTTCGATAAAGGTTGATAGGAACACCCCCAAGGACCGGATATCCGCAATGACCCTGAAAATGGGTCGTAAAAGGGGCTCTTTAGCTGCGATTTTAGTAAGAGATTCGTCGTCGAAAGACGGTGTGTAATCGCCCTTTGCGCGACGCTTAAGGACCGGTTTCTGCTTGAGATCTTCGACGACAAACTTATACATCTGCGTGTTCGAGCGTGGGTTGAGCTCTTGGCCGCAAACATCCTTAAGCCAAGCGAGCCGCTCGTCAATCGCTTCAGTGAGAGCCATCGCCACTTGAGACCTTCGTTTGGTGTCGATGCAGACTCCTCGTTGGATAGTACGCATAACAGGCCCAAATAGTGACTGTTGAAACTCGTTAACCTTTTCCAGTCCCATTTTGCTGATGACCTCGGAAAGGGCTTGCGCAATTTCGTAGGTGCGGACGCAGTCGGTACAGTTGTAGGTCCAGAGCTGCTCTTCCCCTGTCGAGGCATCCCATGTCTTGCCATCGTTCTTCCAGAAGACATGGGACTTGCAATACATCGAGGAGAGAAAGCCGAGGTCTTTGGGAAGGTTCGAAAAACAAGCGTGCTGCGCGAGCATGGTGTCGAAAGAGCAGATTGGGAGGAACAGCCAGTGCCGAGCGATGTATTGTGCGTCATAAGAGAAATTCTGACCTATGGTCTTGCAGTTCGGGTGCGTGAGGAGGGAACGAATTCGGGCTACTAAAGCTTCCTCTTCTTCCAACCTCCAATAACCCCCTTCCGACCCCGCAAGCATTAAAGGGATTGAAATAGCATCCCGCTCGGACCATGCAAATCCGATGCAAGCGATATGGCCTGCGCGTGTTTCAATATCGACGGAGAGCTGAAAAGGCCCCTTCTCGCAAGAAGCGAGGAGTTCGGCGAGCACCGAAACAGCTTTAGGGTAACTGGGACGAATTATAAAATTATAATCGGTCCCGACTCTCTCCCTACTCCCAGCCATGCGATAGGCCTTCCGAAAGTCATGGACCGCGATCGGTCGCCATGACCACTGGCGGAGGATGGCCGCTGGGTGGTAGCTTGGGATGACCGTCGGGGAACTCCCGTCTTCGAATCGGATTTGATCGCAGAATAGCTCCGATCCTCTCCAATCCGTGACTCCCCATTTCCCCGTCAAGGCCCAAGATGCGGTGTTTCCCAGGGCGATAATGACATTGGGCTTGACAAGGGCGATTTCTTTTTTGAGTAGTTCATAGCCCTCCCGAACAACCGGGAGAACCATTTTGTCTCTGAGCGGAACGTGTGCACGGGTTATAGCGTTCTTCTTGAAAGCGATGAACTGGGATATGTCATTGCCTCTCGGGCGCTCGCGGCAGACGTTCGTCAGGAAACACTCCGAACGGGCTATCCCGGCTTCGTGGAGCATTCGAGTGAGTTCTTGGCCTGACTGGCCTGTGAAAGGTACTCCTGTTCGAATTTCGTCTTCGCCGGGAGCTTCGCCGACGATCATTATTCTGGCGTTTGTTGGACCATCTGGACGGACTTGCATTCTAGGCACTCTCGCAAGGTTTTAAGGTTTTGGGGATTTTGAGATTAGGTCAGATTTCGTACTCTTTGTACGGCAATGGCGTACGTTGCGGGGTTGAGTTCAATTCCGGTTGCACTGACTTTGAGTTCGTGGGCGGCTGGAAAAATAGGACCAGTCCCGCAAAAAGCGTCAAGCACAGCACTACCTGCGATAGCACTGCGAGCGAGAAGATCACGATAAAGCGCAACTGGCTTCTGAGCAGCCATACCCAGGTTAGTATCTGGGTCATAAGACAGAACATCAGAAGCGATGTAATTAACACGTTTGTCTCCTTTTACAGCGTAAAGAATAGTTTCCCAGTGCCGGCGCGGTCCCTGCTCTGGCCAGGGGACGCGATGGGCTTTTGGCTTATGCCAGATTAGCGGGGTTCGGTGGACCTTCCAGCCAGCGAGTCGAAACATATCTCGCAGATAGGGGAACTGATCAATATCGCAGAAGAGATACAGATGAGCCTGCGCTTTCGCGATCCGGTATGATTCAACCGACAAAACTTCGACAATTTTTCCCAATGTTTCTGCGTCATCCGCGTAAGCATGCTCTTGCCCCACGAGCGCCCCGCCGGCGTCTCCAAACTCATCCGCCCCCATTCCGTACGGAGGGTCAGTAAGGATAACATCAAATCGCTCGCCTGGGCAGTTTTTGAGCCACACGAGGGAGTCATCGTTGAGGAGGGTATGGTCGGCCGCGGAAAACGTCTTCCCTACGATCCGAGCGATTGCCTCGTTTTCTGACTTTTTCTCGATCTTGTTGAGGATTTTGATCGCTTCATGGCGGTGCTTAGCCTTTGCAAGTTCGGGGTGGACTTCGAGGTTTTTGGAGAGTCGAACGCTGTCCGAGACCTCTGCGGCCCCACGGTTGCTGCTGATTTCGGGACGGGTTTCTTCTGCGGTTTTGATATAGGAGTGGGTTTCGCCCCGGAGAGAGGCTTGATGCTTGCGGAGTTCATGAAGTCGAGCCTCGGCCACTGCTCGCTCTTGCCAGGTCAGGTCGACTCGGATAGCGTTTTCTTCGAGTTCGGCTTCCTCGGCCTCGAGCGGGGAAAGGTCGCCGATGTCAACGCAGGGGATTGAGCCCTCGGGGATAGGGAGGTTGTCGTATCGGACTTGACCACCCATCATGTAGAGGGAAGCGAGGGTTTTGAGCCTACGTTCCCCTGCGACAAGCACCGGAGTGCCGTTTACCATTCTCACCACGATGGCATGCATCAGGCCTTTTGAGCCGATCGATTCGGCGAGTTCGAGCATCTTTGCCGGGTCGAATTCTCGACGCTGGCGAGTCTCGGGAACAACGATCTCCGATACAGGGATGATTTTCATAAGGGAAAGTGGCCGGTGAAGTGGAGGTAGACTGTCGCTGCGAACAGGGTGATGAGAGCGAGGCAGAGAAGATCGCCAAGCCAGAAGCGCCTGGTTCGGTACAAAAAGGGATCGCAAAAGACTTTGCGAGGGGGTTTAGTTTTGGATCGAAATGCAGCCATCGAAGTACTCCCACTGGTATTCGGGGGCAAAGGTATCGAGGCCAATCTTTTCAACACCGTTGAATTGGCCGACCACTCGCACCATTTCTTCTTCTTCGTACCGAAAGATCGCCACAATATTGCGATCCGTAGTGATACGAAGTTGTGGGTAAGTTTTTAGAGGTTCTGGCATTGTAAAAGACCCTTAAAAAGGACCTGGGCTAGGTCTGAACTCTAGCCCAGGTCAGTAACGGCTGGCCTGATGGAGGAGAGATGCCAGCCGGATTTCCTACTACAGCGAGGCCACGCCCTTCACATCGGCGTACAGGTCGCCTTTGTATTCGCGGTGGCCGATCGCGTACTTGGCTTGGCGGCCTTGCAGCATGCGGAAGGAGAAGGCTTCGCCCGCAGTGTTAAGGCCTACCGCTTCGCGCAGACGGCCAAGGCCGACGTTCTTACCCTTGCCGAGGTCGAGGCCGCCGCCGGGGGTGAGATCGAGCATGATCTGGTGCGTGACGTAGTTCTTATCCCGGCCGGTGACTTCCTCGATGGAAGGATCGGTCAGGATGACCTTGCACTCGAGCTTGAGGCCGGACTTCGAAGGGTCGTCCTTGCCCTGCCAGGACTTGATTTCGACTTCTTCGATAGTGCCGGGGTATTCGCCCATGGGGACTGGAATTGTCTTGGTGTCGAGCGATTCGCTGATGGTGACATCGAGGAAGGTTGAAGGATCGAAAGTTGACATGATGATGGTACCTTGGTTTGTGGGTTTGTCTTGCGTTACGTTACTTTGCGCTGCTTTTGAAATGAAGGGTTTACAACTTACCGGATTGACTGCCCTTCGTCAGTCCTATCCCGGTATCGCCACCACACACGAGGCGAGGACTGGATTATACGCCCGCCGTGTGGGGTGTCAATCTTGGGCCTACGGTTTCCGAACCGAGATGTAACGGCCGGTTTTCGGGCAGATCAAGGCTCCCTCGAACAAGATCTTGTCGAACAAGAGCTTGGTCAACCGAACGTCTTCGAGGCAGTAGTCGATTACGCTGCCGATTTTTCCGAGCTGCCAATCGACTGGTGCAAGGGCCCCGTTGCCGGTTTTGCCGCTGCAACCTTCGATGTTTGTCTTTGCCATCGCGTCGAGGCCGAAACCGCCGTGGGCTCGAGAAAAGCCATCGGGGTTGAGTCCTTCGGCGATCCAGATTTCGCGGAGAATGTCGTACTGGCCTGCGTGGCCTAGTTGTATGTTCCAGGACTTGTCGAGTACCTTGTTGTCGAATTTTACCGTGTTGAAGCCGACGAGGAGGTCTCGACGAGAGGCGAGGTCGAAAAAGTCACCACGGTTGCCTTCGGTGAAGACTCGGTAGCGGTCTTCAACATAGTCGTAGGCGCAGAGCACCGCCACTCCCATGTTGGCATGGTCATGCCAGCCCTCGCAATAGCGAATGCCTGGAAGAGGGGCGGAATTGCGATCCGGGATCGCGTTTACGATCTCGATATCGTAGACCAAAGCTTTGAACGAGGCCGGGGGAACTTCGAGGGTAGTTTCGTCATTCATCTGTTAGTGATCCTTTGCAAGACTTCGAGTTGTCGATCGCTCATAAACCCGTTCATGCCGAACTTGGTATAGCGAGTTTTGAGGTCTTCGACGAAATCTTCCTCGAAGGGTGATTTGGTCCTGGATTCTGCTCGTTGGAGTTCCTCTTCGAACTCTTCGTGCGAGTTGAACCAGGAGTTGATTTTCGGTGAACCGTTGACTGCTGTCATGAGGGTATTTTACGCTCCTAGGTAGAGCCGCTTTTGCGGCCGTGAACACGCGACGTAGAGGCATTTAGCCGCTTCGGCACGATTGGGGTTGGACAAGATGTCCCGAAAATCGACAAAGACAGACTCGTAAGTGCTGCCTTGTGATCGATGCGCTGTGATCGCATACGCGAGGGATATGTCATGGAATGCTTCCTTTAGTCCCCAGAACCTTTTCCACTGCTTTTCGCTGGAGAGCTGGTTGAGGGCGACCTTGAGTTTCGGGGCAGACCGTGGGTGGATGACCCAGACTCTCACGGTCTCGCCCTCGTCTGTTAAAAGGTTTGCAATAAAGCAATCATACTCCTTGTGGAAAGGGTGGGCTGCGACCTCGACAGAGAGGACGGTAGCCTCATCGTCGGTGTGGAGGAGGGTTTCTTTCTCCTTCGACATCGCCGGAGAACGGGAGATCACTCGATCGCCTTTCGAAAAGGGGAAGGAATAATCCCTGCCCTCCATCGCGGCGCGTGCGACCTTGTTCATCTCGTCAACATTGACGTTTCGCCAAGCGATGGCCTTGACTCGCCCGGCCTGGAAAGCGTCGCTCGTTCCGGCGACTTTGACAATCTGCGCGTACATCTCCTCGCGAGTCGCCCGCCAAATCCCTTCCACCTTATCGTTGTCGGACTGGAGGGGGAGATTGCCCACTGGGAATTTGACATAATCCCGAAGGACAGAGGCGAGCTTGAGGATTTGATTGTCGAACCTCATTACTTTTGTAAGCTCGAGATCTGCGCCTTCTTCCCAGATTTCGGACATGGCCTCGCCGACAGGCGGGAGCTGGGCGAGGTCTCCCATAAACACGAAGGGAACGTCGTAGTCAGTAGAGGCTATGCCGATGTGGGTGTTTAGGGTTTTGTTTACCATAGAGGCTTCATCCACGACAACAGCGTCGAATTGCTCGATTGGTTTCCTCCCGCCGCGTACGGTAAGCTCTCGAGTTTCTCCGGAAGGCAGGAGTTGGAGGCCGAGGGCTTTGTAGATCGTCATACACTCCGCCCCCGGCATGTCGAAAGACTCACGGAGGACTTTCGTAGCCTTGTTTGTCGGTGCGGTGTATAGGATTTTGAACTTCGGCTTGTGCTTGAGCAATCGCCGATGAACCTCCTTTACACAGGCTGTTTTTCCAACACCGGCCGAGCCGGCGAGGACGTAGCGGTCGCCGCCGCAGGACGAGGTTATGAAGTTGTAGATTTCTTCGATTGCCCGAGCTTGGTCGTCGTTGTACTTGAACGGGGGCTTTGGAGGGATTGTAGGCTGGCTCATGCCTTAACCCCCTCGATAACCCCACCACGGCTCTTCCACTTCTCGAAGATCTGCCGGAAATCCGGGGGAATTTTCTCGGCGTAAGGGAGATTGCGGGCTTTGAGGTCGGCCTGAGCATCTTGCGTGTCCCAGTAGAAATCCTTCCCGATTCGCTTTGCGAGGATCACATCGGAAAACATGGGAGGGATTTTCGAGGGCAATGCCTTGCCGAGGGTTGAGACGGTGATCTTCGACCCTCCGAGGACCATATCCGTCTCCCGCTCGACATGGGCAAGGAGGATGAAATGGCAACGGCAGTCGTCGCAGACTCGGCGGAGGAAGTTTTCGAGGAGGTTTTGAGCCAGTCCCCAGTCTTTCTGGTCTCGGTCAACTTTGCCGCCGATCACTGTTTTCATACATGCATTGCCGAGGCCGGTAAGGCCGTCGATCGCGAGGACTTTGTTAGTGCCCCACTTGTCCACGGGTCCGTGCTTCCGCCCTGTGTCGTCCGTAACATCGTTGAACGAGCGCAGAAACTGCTCGAGCTGGTTGTACTTCGACCGCATGGGATCACTCGACTTTTTCAGCGCTTCGTAGGAGAGAGCGTTGACCAAGCGGGTGTTTTCCGCCATCTCGGTCCAGGATGCTGTGGCACCCTTTACTGTGGTGATGAAGAGGTTAGGGGGTACGGGCTTGCCCCTGTCGGTGAAGTAGCCGACGAGGGACTCGGTGCCGGATTCGAAGGCGAAGTAGTGAACGTCTAGGCCCGCTTCGACAGCGGTGCCGAGAGAGTGGGTTTTGCCGACGCCTGTCGGGCCTTCGAGAATGATGTTGACGCCTGGGAGTGACATGGGGCTAGAATTCCTGTTTGGGTTGGCTTTTTAGTGCGTGGTTAAGGTGGTGGGTGAATTCGGAGGAGAGAACTTCGCGAGGGAGGGAATTGAAAAACTCTTCGTCCCCCTCCCAGTGAGTGAGGATGCTTCCAGGGATAAGCCACTTTGCGCGGTAGGCTTGCGCCGGGGGCGAGCATCGTGAGCATATGCCATCGAGAACGATCCAGGTTTTCTGAGTGCCGAATAGCACCCTTGCGTAAATCCTCGCGCACCCAGCGCAGAAGTAGGCTCGGCAGAGGGGAAAACTCGGAGGTCCGTAGTATTCATATTTCCCTCTGCCGAGGAGCTTGTCTTCGACGAAGATGGTTAGGTCGAGCGTGCCCACTTCGCGTTCCACTGAGCTGGGGTGAGTTCCTCTCGGCCGATCGGGTCCCACACCTTCTGCTCGAAGTACATCGGGAGCCAGACCTCGGGGTTTGGAGACTTGCAGACCGGGACGAAAGAGCAACCACCGTACTCGGCGCAGGCGTGGTCGAGGTTGTAGGGAAAGGCGGATTGGTAGGGAGGGGAACTTTCGATCGTCTCCATCGCCTTTGCCTCAGAGAAGTATTGGATCATTTGCTGGATCGAGCGGTAAAGCTCGCTCTCCCAACGATCCACCTCGTACTGCGACCTCCCACAAACAACCTGCTGGTGATCGTACTTCGTCTTGAGGATTGACACGCCTCTGACAATCACCCCTTGCATCTCGATGTTAGCCCTCCGGCCAGCCCAGACATAGCCCGTGAACTGCGACCTCATTTCCCACTGCTTATGCCACTGCGCCCCTAGGGAAGAAGTAGTTTTTTCGTCAAAACCGTACACTCCGCCAGCGAATTCAGCAACCATGTCAGCTCGGCCGGCGTATATGATAGGGTCTCCTGTCTCGGGGTGCTTGATTTCGAGCGGCTCAGCAAACGAGAACTCGATTCCTCGAGTTCCTGTAATCGTTGTGATAGGCGTTGCGCCATCTGCACCGAGTGGGTACTTATCGAGGTAGAACTCGAGGGCTCCACAGACCCTTTCGAGGGACTTTGCGGAGTCGGGCGGGCAGTCGAAATTTCCATACTTCTCAATGAGAGCTTTGAGGCCAGCTGCTTCAGAGTCTCCGCTACTTGCGCCTTGCTCGTAGAAAGCCCGTCGAGCAGCCTCAATTCCACTCGCAAAGGCCCCTCCTGCCACCAGATGGACGCTCTCACCCTTCGGCTTCCAGTGCTGGAAGTACTGGCGGAAGGCTTTTTGCGGGCAGGAGCGCCAAGTGGAGAGGATTGTCGAGTCGATGACGTGGGGGAAATGGAGGCCAGGGCTGAGGGGAGAAGGCTCTGAATTGTCGCTGCCTGAAGTTCCTTGGCCAACGCTGTTTGGGGCGAGGGAAGGGTTTTGCGCTTCCGAGGTGAGGATTTGATCGACATCGATCATGACCCCTCTCCGGGAACTACCGGTGCGGCAACCGTCATACCGTCTGTGTCACTCTCGTCTGGTATGCGGGGGATCATGAGAATGCTTATCTCGGGTTCTTCCGCCTTGGTCCAAGTTTTATACCCCCTCTCGAAAACCTGAGCTTTTGCAAGCTCTTCCGCGACCAGCAGAACTTCCAGGTTGCTGCCTTTTTGCAGCTGGAAATAGTTTACACCAATTTTAAGCATCATCTTGCTGACTCCTTCGAGTCGGTGGGTTTAATCGAGCGGACTTCGCGGTTGAAGAAATCCGCTCTGTTAAACTCACCGATTTTTTATGTTTTTAAGGTCGAACATCAGGATCGCGGGGGACTCTTTTACTTTCAGGTATTGTCCGTCGCCAGGACCGAAGAATATTACGCTCTCCGGTTTTCCAAACTCTGTTTTAACCGGCTCGATATATATGATTTTACCAGGGTTGAAGTGAATCGGCTTGCCGTCATAGGACGAGTGAACCGTTATGAAATCCATTTTCACATTCCTTCGAGTTTGGAGAGAAGATCTTCTGTGTCTACTGGCGCCTTTTTGGCGCGGGATTTCGCCGAGACCTGCGCGGCCGATACTCGATCCTCCCGCATTAGTCGAATGCCCTCGCGGTACTCTTCCGTGGTGAGTTCGCGAGCCAGGGATAAGGATCGGAGTTCGTTGATTCGCTGCATTACTTCGGGAGACATTTTCAGGGCCTTTTGGTTCGGGGGATTGTGTGGGACCGATTATAATGTTATAATTGGGACGTGTCAACTAAGGTTTGTTCTAGAAATCAAGTTCTTCCGGGTGTTCCCAGTAGTTGGGGTTGAGGTGCGTGTATTGGTCAGTCATGTCGATCCTCCTTTGTCAGATCGCTCAGAGATTCAATAACAACCCACGGCGCGCCGCCATGCAGACTCATTATGTCAACCCATACACAGCCACCTTCAACCCTGGTCACCGTCCCGACGTGCATTGCGATTCTTTCCCCAAGCACCGAAACATGGGATCGAACTCGGTCCCCGACGCGTATCTGGTCAGTCGTGGGAGGCTCCGGTGCGGGCGGCGTCGACGGCACGCAAGACGTACGCTGCGCAACTCATCGGCGCCGTATCGACCTCGACGTAGTGCTGCCACTCGCGGCAGCCGTCCTCGATCACTTCTCGCTCTGCGGCGCGTTCCGCCTCGCACTGTTCAAGCTCAGCCCGCAGCGCGCGGATCGTGTCCATCATGCGCGGGGCGGCTGCGACGAAATCCATGTCGGAGAGTAGGGCCTTCGTGTAGGGCGGCTTGAGGCCGCACGGCGGCATTGCGACCGTTTCCTCCCATTGATCAACCTTGATCGTTGCAACGTGTCCGTTCAAGTCGTGACCCCACCTCCCCGGCGTTCTCTTCGCATCCAGCGCCTCAAGCTCGTCAATCTGCCGCTGTAGGTCGGTGTTCATTCTGAAGCCCCCGCTAAGCGTTCAGCCGCCGCATGCAGTCTGGCGTTAAACCAGCGCCGCAAAACATATTGCCGCACAATGCTGATTGCGGTGTAAACCAAGCTAATGTTGATGTTCTGGTGCAACGAAGGGTGGAAGTCAAAAAGTGGAAACACCAGCGCATTTGCCACGATGCTGACTGCTAGCCCGATAGCGACATTGAACATCGCCTCGATAAACGATCCTAGCCGTGTCTGTCCCATCACTCCACCCTCCCGCCCGCCGCGCCGATCAGCGCTTTGGACATCGCGATGCAGTCGTCGCGGTTGAGGAAGACGAGGCCGCGCGAGAGCCAAAAAAGGCAGAAATCGTCTCCTGCCCTTGTCCAAGTAAACGACTGGCAGGTATTGGGGGCGGTCAGCGATGCCAAGAAACACTCCGTCCCCGGCGCCGGCGCCACCGTCTCCCCGCGCACGACTTCGACATCGTTGATCGTGACGGTCGGGCGGACTTCGCGGACTTCATAGACGTTGCCGGGGCCGTTGAGCAGAGGCTGTGATCGGTACCACGCACCGCCATCCCATCGCCACTCCATCACCTTCCCCGCGCACACTCCGGTGTACCACGCGATTCCTGCTTCGTTTGCGTTCATTTCGTCACTCCTTTCGCCTGATCTCCAAGCCCATAAATCTCTCGAAGTTGTTTGTTGCTAAACCTTTCCAAAGCCTCTTTCACAAGCGCTTCGTGGAAGGTTGAATAAGCTCCGTGTGGCACTTTGCCCTGCGCCGGGGAGAAAAGAAGAGAATCGAGCCTGAATTTCAAGCTCGCCGGGATGTAGTATTTGACGAGGGTTCGCTCGTCGAGTGCTTTTGGCTTGGACATTAGGGCTCGTCTCCCGAGCGGAGAAATTTCGCAGCGAAAAGAAGGGCTAATTTCACGGCTTTACCTCCCCTTCGTATTTGAGAGAGAAACCCGCGAAGAACGCGCAGCGTGGGCAGGCTGGGATTTCTCGCTGGTATGTATACATCGAGCGAGGCAAAGCACTCGTGCTTTGCGAGGGTTCGAGGGACTGGGTCGGAGTCAGCACGAACCTTCGCAGAGTTTTGTCGAGCCTGTTTTGTTGGAACTCGTAAAGCCCGATAAAGTGGGATGAGACTTCTTGGCAATGCACGCAGCAGTCCTCTTCCTCGACGTAGACGAATTGGAGCGCGTCCCAGGAATTGACCAATTCCCAGTGGGCGATTTCAGCCCGGAGCTTCGCTCGTTCCTTCTCGCTCAGATCTGGGGATTCTTTCGCCAGCCTCTTGCGAGCCTTGGCAATCCGATCTGCCTCGCGTTCGACTGCCATTGCCTCGAAAAGGAGGTCGTCTAGCGAGGGCAAAGCAGGGGGTATTTGAATAACCTTTACTCTGGCTGCGATAGTGGTTTCCATTGTCCTCACCCCTCGTGCTCTTCGAGGCCGAATTCGACCCACTTCGCGTAGTCTTCCTCGGAGATTTCCTGGACTTCCTCTTCCCCATCCTCGGTCTGGAGGACGAGTTGGAACTTGCTCGCGTGGAGCCAGTCGTGTCGAACCCAGGCTGCAATGATGCGGGGGAGTTTCTCTGCGGGGTTGTTAGTGGAGGACATTGGGCTTAGCCTCCAAAGCTTTGCTAGCGTTGCTATTGCAGAGGTTGACGAAATCCGCGAAGTCGCCAATGGCGATCACGATCGATGTTTCGAGGGCGGTGAGACCACTCGCATAGCAATCGTTGATGAGGCTTACGTCCTTTGGTCGGACTTGTCCGAGCGCTTCCCGAACTTCGTGGCAGAAGTCGGCGTAGGATTCGGGTTTCTCTTCGTTAAGCCCTTGGTTTTCGATCATGTGCGCTGCTCCAGTTTTGCCCCGTTATTGGGGTCCAATTATAATGTCATAATTGGACCCAATTGTCAACCAAGATTTGAGGAGATTGACAATGGCTTCTGCGGGCAAAACCGCACAGAAGAAAAACAACCCCCGCGAGAGAGGAGACTGGAGGAACTCCTTCCCGCGAGGGTTGTTGGCACGAGAACCAACACAAACGCTCGTGCCAGACGTTTAAGCCTTACGCCGCGTCCAGACCACTCAACAGCGCATCGGTATCGATCGAGGCAAGCTTTGAGGCCTTCTCGTTCTCGATCCGCTCGATGATCGGCTTGAGTCGCGGCGAGTTGCGCAGAGCGGTCTTTTCCTTCTGGCCGAGTGGCTTGAGGAAGGCCTTGACTTGCTCCGCCGTCTTGCCACCCAGCTCCATGAGAGCGCGGGACAGAACCGAAGTCCCGGCGACGCTCGTGCCACCTTCGCGAGCGATCGACCATTCGCCCTTTTCGAGGCGCTCGATCAGCTCATCCACGCCGAGCACCATGTCGTCGATATCTTCGACACCGGCGGTTTCATCGCCGAGCTTCTGTTCCGCGCCATGGGCGGCGAACTTCAGCAAGAGCGAATCCGGAATGGTGAAGGTCCGAGTGACACCGTTGCGGAAGTCCAGGCGGACCGAAACAGAGCTGTCAGGGTTGACGAAGGACTCCTTGATAAGCTTGCGCTTGCCGACGAAAGTGACGAGGCGACCGTCGGACAGTTCGACGACTTGTTCGGCGCCCTTCTCGGGCTTGGCCTTTGCCACCGGCGTGCTGGCCGCGTGATTTGCGCTGGTATGAGCGTTTGAGTGAGTATGACCATCATTTGCCATGAAAATCTCCATTTGCTTCGAAAAGGCAGGCATTTGCAATTGTGCCTGGGTGCTTGCCGGTGTGCCCAGTTTTGGCCGCATCGTGCGACCGGATTTGCACAATACCGGAGTTCAATGTCATTGTCAACTAAGTTTTCGAGAGTTTGCGATCAACTTTCCATGTCTCGACGAGGATCGTGTAGCCAAACTCTTTGAGGCGTTGGGATTCTCGTTCGGCTTCGGATTCGCTCGCGCAGACGAAATAGCCCTTGCGAATCGGCTCGCAAACCCCGTTTTGGAGTCTTAATTGTCGCTGGAATTTCGCCGCGTAAAGCCCTGTGAAACCTTTCGGCGAGACCGTTTTCCCATCCCCGATGTCTCTCGCCATGTAAAGGTAGGCTTCCGAATTCCCCGCTCGTTCGTCCGGAGCATCGCCTGGAATCCACTCGAGAAAGATCATTTTCCCGGTCTCGCGAACTTTTTGGCGAACGCTCGAACCATACTTCTCATCCCGCGGCATCTTGCAATCCTCGCTTAAAGCTAATCTCATCCTCGAATTCGACTGCCAGTACCCATTCGCCACTTGGCGAGTCGAACTCAACCTTAGTTCTCGACCTCCACTGTGTTTCGATTTCGAAGAGCAGCCCCCCTCCCGTCCCCGGATTTCGGCGAATGGACTGGCGGAATGCTCGCCAACGCCTCGCCTCTCTCATACAGTTCGCCTTCATTCGGCCTCTTGCCAAAACTCCACCTTCGTGAAAGATGAGCATTCGATGGAAAGCGTGAGGGAATGCTTCAGGCTTTTTATTCTTGTCCCACATACCCATGGTGCCGGCTCCTTTGAGGATCGATGATCAAAACCCGAAACGATTTGGCTTTTTTGGTTCGGGTGTGTTTAAGCTCGAATCCAAACCCGAGCTTTCCGATGATTTTTTAAGCCTCTCCATTAACCTCTTCTGCGACTCTTCCATTTCCTTTTCGAGTTTTGTCTTAACACCTTCAATCTCCTCTATATCAACCCCCAATGCCTTAACCATCTCAAGCAAATCCTCATTCGAGTCTTTCCTCGCCACCACAACCACCGTTGGCCCTTCCATATAAACCGTGCAAACCCCCAGCGCTTCAACAAGCTCCAAATCCTCACATTCAACCTTCCCATCTCGAATCCCTCGCACCGAGTTATAAAGCCCAAACCTAACCCTCTGCGCGGCCCTTTCCGAACTCATCGGGACTCTAACCTTGTCAACCCCAGGCCTCGCCGCCTTTTTCCAAATTTCCCAGAAAACCGCTTTTTGTTTGTCAGCCATTTCGTTTGATCCCTTCTTAAAAACCGGCAAAACCTCTTTTTGTCCGTTGCAATAACTACATTGACAATGCGTCCGCGTTGTGCGACAATACAATTGCCGGAATGTTCCGGTATCCTTAAATGTTTTTGGAGCTTACCAATGCAAATCCAGCACGTTTCCCGCGAAGAAAACCTTTTCATCGACATCATCGACGGCAGCCCGAAATTTCGGGGCATCAGCATAACGGTTCAGAATGCCTATTCCAGCGACTACAGCCTTTCTCTGGGTTCCGACGAACAGAATGCTGTGATTTCCGAACTTTTGTGCGCCGAATCGAAAACCACTTTCGATCGTGCCGAATTTGGCGTCTCGTTCATTTACCTTTCGCCGATGCAAATCGCTCATGTTGTCCTCGCTGTTTTAACCGAAGGCTTGAACACGGTTTAACCTGTCGGGTTTGAAAAATCCCTCGATATTTTGGCATTTCAAAGGCCTTGTATCGAGGGATTTTTTGTGCTCGTCGTTTGGTAGTTGGACCTGCCGTGTGCGATCATAATCACAACCACAACCACAACCACAGCCTCATCCCCGGCCCGCGCCAATGCGACCATAATACCACCCATTGCACCGCCCACAACCGCGCAGCGCCAATGAACCACCCAAACTTACGCCATTCGTGCATGTCTTTGCATCCCCACGCCCCCGACCCGTCCCACGCCCCGATTGAATCGGGCTTATCGAGTGCTCGTTGGAATTGCACCCCCGGTGGGTTTTTCTTCGGTCATAGGCTGTTTGTATTGAAAAAAAAAATTATTAAGACAACCCCTATCGATCGACCCATAGAAAAGCCTACCGGGGGTGCAAATCCAATTGATAACCGACCGACCCGAACTCGCGAGGGTCGGGCGAGGACTCCGTAACAGAGCCATTGGCAAATGTGAGACAGGGCGATTCGAGGCGATTCGGCAAAGCCGGCGCCACCCACCCACCCCAAATCGCGGGCAAAGAAAAAGGGCGACCTTTCGGTCGCCCCTTCGAATTGATGCTTTACAGCCCTGCCAGCAAAGCTTCCGTATCCACATCGCCCGCCATATCGCCGCGAACCTTTTCCACATGCTCGGCAATCGGCGATTTCGGTGCCAGCAACGCGCGTTTTTCTGGGCCCTTCAGCCCGTCCACGTACGTGGCGATCTGATCGCGCGTTTTTTGGGGATACGCCATAGCCAGTGCCCGGATCAACACCGAATCATCGCTCGTCCCGCCAATGGCGCGTTCGTTCCAAACACCACGCTTGATCCGTTCCGCCATTGCCAGCACGCGGCGGATTTTCTCTTCGGGATCGACCTTGCCATTATCGCCCGCCGTCACCGCGCCTGCGTCGCCGATTTTCTGTTTAATCCCGTGCACGATGGCAAGGTCACGAATCTCGTTCGGCAAATCGACGGTGCAAATCGTCACCGTCTCCCCACCAGCCCGCACCGTCACTTTTCCCGTCGCTGCATCGGCATCGATTGAAAACACCGAAACACGCTTCATCGGCACAACCTTTTGAGTCGTTTCCATTGTAAAACTCCAGTTTGATTTGATGTAAATGAACGATCTGGGATTTCGCCCAGCCGGCCCGGATTGGACCGTGCGACCATCATGCGCCAAGGCTCCCCGCGTGTCAACATCTCTGTTTTGATCGTCGTCGCCAATTGCATAGGTTTTTTCAATGGCAGCTCTCGAACCCCCGGACGTGTCCGAATCGCCCCGAATCACCCTCAACCCTCAACCCTCAACCCCGGCTCATTCCGTGAGCATAGTTCGCAGACCGATCCGCATTCGCAATTCGACCGACCTTCGACCCGTGAACCGGATTCAATCGGCGAGCCGCCGTCGGATTGTGAACGCTGTTCGCTTGTGCTTGTGCTTGAGAATGGGAACGCGAACGCAAACGCTAATGCCAACGATTCGCATTCAGCCCTCCTGGCCCAGCCGCGACCCCGCCCCGGCTTCTGAGGCAGGCGGGGGTGTGATTGTTGGTGGCTAGGGGTATTATACACTCCCCCGCCACTTCCCTCCCCTCCACCGGTACCAATTACCATATTATAATCGGTCCCAATTAACCAACAAACTCCACCAACCCCTCCCACCGCCCGCGGCAAAGCCATGAGCTTGACTCCCCACCAACAATCTGCGACAATCCCCGCATGGCCGAGATTGCGAAAGTTCGCTACACCCACGACGCGATGATAGACTTCATCATCGCGAATCCGGCTCTTCGGCAGAACGATATTGCGAAGAGCTTTGGGATGAGCGTGGGCTGGATTTCGCAGGTCTTTTCAAGCGACCTCTTTCAGAAGAGGCTCGCGGAGAGGAAGGCTCAGCTCGTCGACCCCACGATCGTGGCCTCGCTCGAGGAGGGTTTCGCCGGAGTCGCCCGGAGGTCGATGCAGGTTGTCATGGAAAAGCTCGACACGAATCCGACGATGGACTCGGCCTTGCAGGCAATGGCTATTTCCTCGAAGGCTCTTGGCTACGGCGCACGAGGCACCGGGGCAGGCGCTCAGGTCAGCGTCCAGAACAACGTCGTCGTTATGGTTCCGCAGAAATCTGCGAACTCCGAAGAATGGGAAGGGTGCTACGGCGCAGCCCCGGCACCCCTCGGCCCGATCATTCAAGGAAACTAATCCCCAATGCCACTCCGTTCGAGCTTGATGTCAGTCGGAGTCGCAGCCGCGGCGGCCGCGCAAATATGCGGGGACGGCCCGCAAGGACTCTCGGCAGCGGGTTCGGGGCAGAGCGACGCGCTCCTCCTCAAAGACTCCCTCAACGTCATCAAGACTTCGACGACAGGCCAGGGAGTTCGGCTTTTGCAAGGCCTAAACCCGGGCGAATCCCAGGACGTTGTAAACATCTCCGGGAACTCGATACTGGTCTACCCTCCGGTAGGAGGCTCGATCAATGGCGGCGCGCAAAACGTCGGCGTAACACTCCCGAATAACAGCTATACGACCTTAAAAGCTGGCTCGATCTTCGGAGATTTCTACTCCATCGCTTCGACCTCCGCCCCGAGTTCGAGCGAGCCGACGCAAGTCCTTCTCCAACTCGAACAAATCGGCGGTCTTACCAGCGCTACACTGACCCTTAACCAGGGTCTTCTCTACGCTGGCGGCCCGACAATCCTGACGCTCGACGGCGGTGTTCAGTTCACCTCCGACTACACCGTCAATTCAACTCAGGTCACGCTCGGCGCCGGGATAATCCCCTCGCGCTACGAGCGCGCCCAACTTCTCGGAATAGGTTCTTCATAATCGTGAAAAAGCTCTTTGCACTTCTCTCGCTTTTACTCCCACTTGTCGCCACCGCCGGAACTACGACAAGCGGCCAGGATATCCGGGATAATTCAACCCCGCTTTCGAAGGCTATTGGCGGCGTCGGATTAACTTCTGGCCTTATCAAGGCTGGGCCTGCTGGCGGAATTTCTGGCGCGGTTGCCGGGACAGACTATGCGCCGGCCACCAACGGTACCAACGGCCAAGCCCTGACCAGCAACAGCGGGGGCGGATTCGGCACGCCTCTTACGCTGGGGTCGCTGGCGACGCTGAGCTCGCTTAGCGGGCTGGATGCGAGTTCAGCAACCGTCATACCGTCCGCTGCTCCGTCCTCAATCACGCTGGCAGCTCAAGCCGCGCAGCAGGGCGTGCTGCTCGACGCGTTTTTTGTTTCAGGCGACTCGGACTACACGGCTGCGCTGACCCGAGCGATGACGGCGTGCGTGCCGATTTTGCTGGGGCCAAAGACCTACTCGGTCCATGACTTCGCGAGCGGCACTTCATGCGCGAACTTCATCTTAAAAGGCGTGCCGGGCGCCAGCATCATTCAGCGCGGTTCGGCTTCTGGAACCGCTTTCTTTCGTATCCAGTCCGCGACGGTCTATATCGACGGCGTGACATTCGACGCGAACAAAGCGAGCGTGACCGCCAACCAGTGGGGGGTATGGATCAATCAGGGCGGCCAGACCGTCAAGATTATCAATTCCGCTTTCAAGAACAACAGCGGCTCGCTAGGTAGTTGCTTAGCTCTGGTCAGCACCGGCCCTGCTGCCGGCGGCTGGTTCGACATCGAGAATAACGAAATCACCGGCTGCACGTTCAATCCTTTGCAGCTGGGCTCAGTCGCCAACGGGACGGCGGCGAACAACTATATCCACGACAACTCTACCACCGGCATGTTTGTCAACGCCTACGGTACAGTGTCGAGCACGAACTATTCGACGAATATCGTCGTCCGTGACAACTATTTCTACAATAACTCAGGTTTCGGCGTGACCGTCGGCGGCTGGGGGCCACCGTACGATTTCACAACTAATCCGCGCGCCACTTACGTAACCGTAGATGGTAATCGCTTTGTAGACAATTCGAACTACGGGCTCGCGCTCCAGGGGCAGTTCCTCTATGCGCGACACAATACCTTTACAACCATCAACGTGACGCCGACGGGAGGTATTGACTGCAACGGTAATGACCTTTTCATTCTCGGTAACACAATCAATCTGCCAGGTTCGTCATTTGGTATCGACTGTGGTGGCTCAGCACGGGCCGACATCCGCAGCAATCGAGTGACAATGAACCAAGGCACCGACATCGACACCGGCGGCACGCTCAACTCCGTTGTTGAGCAGAACACTATGAATCTTTCCGGCACGGCTCAGGGCGTCTACGTGCTGAATGTCGAGGGAGACGGCAGTGGAAACTACTTCCCGCAGGTGACGAGCGGTCTGTCGATCCGGTTCAATACACTCTTGATGAGCGGCGCTAGCGCGCACGGGGTGTTGATCGCCGACAATGCGGGGGGCTTGCCGGGTTCGGTCGCCACGCTTGTCCAAGAAAATGACTTCATCACATCCGGAGGCGCGGCAGGACTCTATGCGATTGTGCATTACGCACTCGGCTCTGCTATCACCGTGAGCGGCAACCGCCTTAACGGCTCTAGCAACATTTTCGTAGACCCGAATGGCAGCAACGACCTGGTGTTTGATCAGGTTTATGATGAGATTACCGGAACTTCCTCAACGGGTACGGTACGCAGCGTCGTAACATCCTTGATTAACAATTACGGCAGCGGCTCTATCGCCCCTGTTGTTACTGCCGTATATCCGACATCAGGAGGCTCAGGATATACGGCGGCTACCACCGTCTCTGTAACCTGCACGAGCGGCAGTGGCTACGTGGGTGTGGCTGAAATTGTCGGCGGTGCGATCATCGGCGTGAAAACGACGACAAACCAAACTGGCTGCACCGGTGCGGCAACAGCGACAGCGACTGATACTGGAGGCGGCACCGGAGCCGTACTGGCTGTCGTGCAGGGCGCTTATCTTCCGCAGTACAAAAAGATTCGCTGGAACGCAAAGGGGAACTTGCTGCAAAACAGCGGCGGCTACATCGGTATTAATAATGCGGGCACAAACCTTCAAGTAACCGCCGGCATTACTGACTTGGAGGCCGGGCAGGCAGGTACTTACTGGAATATTTTCCGGTCAACTCCCGCGTTGCGAATCGCTAGCAAAACGACCAGCTATAGCTTACTCGCCAATGACATTGGTACACACTTCAATAACGGCGGCGCTAGCGCTGAAGTTGATTTCACGCTGCCGACTGCTGCTGTCGGCTTGAATTACTGTATCGAGAC